AACAGGGAGAACAGTCATGGAGCGGAGCGGAGTTGACTGCTTCGGGAGTTCTATTTCCTTTTCCATTTTTTTCTAAAACTTGACACAGGCGCGCATATAAATGCGCGCTTTTATTTTTTCAGTTTGGGCCTATGTCGGCGAAACGTCCGACAAGACGCTTGAGGCACTAAAGACCCTTGCCGCCAAGCAATATACGACCGCCGAACAAGGCGGGCGCTACGTTGTGTCTGCAACCGTGCAAGGTAAATCGTTTACGTATGAACTGCCGGAAGGACAGACTGGGGCCGCCTTCGCGCAAATGGCTTATGACTCTTGGCGGATGGTCAAAATCGGCGGCGCAAACGGCGGGCAAATGACAGACGCCGAGTTGGAAGCGTATCTCTGCGACACGTCCGGGCAAAATACAGACCGCACCGTCGCGGCTTTCACCCAGATTCGTTATGGCCACTAAACCGATAAAAACATTCACGCGCCGAGCGCAAAACGCATGGCGTTCTTTTTGGGGCAACGGCGGCATGTATCCAACAGCGGCGACAAGTTCGCAGCGTATTGCGCAGGGCGATCAAAACGCCGACTTGCTCGACTTGATGAGCCGGCACAAGACGCTTTTATTGCGCAGCGATAGCCGATACATCTATGCGTCGTCAAGCACCGTGAACGGCGCCGTAATGCAAAAGGCGGGCAAAATTTTCGGCGGATCGTGGCGCTTTCAATCGCATTCCGAGGACAAGGAGTTTGTTAAAGCGGTCGAGGCGGATATGGAAAACATTGACCAGATGCTCGACATTCGCGGCCCGCAGTTTCCGTGGCGCCGTTCGGTCAAGATTGAATCGAAGTCGCTCGACGTTGACGGCGACGTGTTTGTTTTGCTTACCGAGACGAAAACGGGATTTCCGCAGCTTCAATATTTGGAAGCGCACCGCATTGGGCAAACGAACTACGACAATGACGACCGCGTGCAGGAAGGAAAATATAAAGGGCTGAAAATCAAGTCCGGCATCATCTATAATGAATACGGCCGCGAGGTTGCGTATCGCGTGCTTGATGAAAGCGGCGAGAATTGGCGCGACGTATCCGCGCGCGACATGGTTCACATTACTGATCCGGACTGGTTCAGCCAAGGGCGCGGCGTTCCGACGATTGCCGCCGGAATGCTCGACTGGTACGACCTCGCCGAGGTTCGCGACTTTGAAAAGATCGCGCAAAAGGTAAACGCCGCGTTGACGCTCAAAGAAAAGAACGAGACAGGGCGAGCCGACGTTGCCAACCAACTTATTAACGGGCAAAGCGGGGCGACGAATGCGCCGTTCCAATCTGAGCTAATCAACGGCGGTTTGATTCGCTACTTGAAAAACTCGGCATCGCTTGAGGCGCACGAATCGAACCGACCGAGTGAAGGATTTTTAAAGTTCTCGGACAAGATCGAGGCAAGCGCGTTCCTCGCACTGCGCTGGCGCCGTGAAATGCTGGACTCTTCCGCCGTGGGCGGTGCCGGCGTCCGGGCATTCCAGCGCGATATTAACGACGCGATTTGCGACCGCGTGGATGTGATTACAGCTTACCGCAAGCGCATTGCGCTCTACGTTATTGCCAAGCGTGCAAAGCAAGGTGTTTACGCGCTTCCCGAAGACTGGATGAAGTGCAGCTTCACGAAGCCGCGCGAGTTTACAGTCGACGACGGTAACAGCCGCAAGGCGGACCGCGAAGATTTGCGCGCTGGGCTTGCATCGGAAAACGACATTTTGGCACGTCGCGGATATGATCCGATCGAATACGTCGCCAAGCGCGCCGAGTTCCTCGCCAAGCGCGACGCAATCGCCGAGGCCGCAGGAATCGACCCTGTCCGACTTGGCACATCGCTTCTTCCCGGCGACATTCCGCCGGATTCTGACAACGACGAAAACCCACAAAACTTGACACAATAACCCTACCTAACTATGAGCACTCAAAACAAATGGTTCGATATGAGCCGACCACAAAACGCGGAGGGCGAACCGTCCACCGAGGCTGAAATCTCAATCTACGACCAGATCGGCGGATGGGGCGTAACGGCCAACGACTTCATTGACCAACTCAAAGAGCTTGGCGACGTTGACACGATCAACCTGCGCATCGCATCCGGCGGCGGCTCGATCGTTGAAGGCAATACAATCTTCAACGCATTGAAACGACACGGCGCGAAAGTTGTCACACACATCGACTCGCTCGCCGCTTCGATGGCGTCCGTGATCGCAATGGCCGGCGATGAAATCCGCATGGCCGAGAATGCGCTCTTAATGATTCACAACCCGTGGACAATGAGCATGGGCGGCGCGGAGCAGCTTCGCAAAGACGCCGATTTGCTCGACAAGATGGAAACCAATATTCGCGCAAGCTACGGACGCTCTAATTTGAGCGCCGAGGAGCTTGACGGCGCAATGGAAGCCGAGACTTATTACACGGCGGCCGAAGCACTTGAGCTTGGATTTATTGACCAGATCGAAGGTGCCAACCTTGCCGCCGCTTCTATCGGCGACATGGAAACGCTCAAAGACTTCGAATCAATCCCACAAGCGAAGATCGACGCGATCAAGATAGAATGCCAAGCAAAGCAGATTGAAGTGTTGCAAGCGCGCATCGAAGAACGTGACGGCGAGCTTGAATGCCGCGACCAGCAATTGCTAATCGCAACAACAGCACTTACCAAGGTCAATGAAGCACATACGAAGTTGATCGAAGACCACGCCGACGCACTTGCCAAGGCGACCGAGCACACTGCGCAGCAGGTTGCAGACAAGGCCGCCGAGTTGCTTGCCGAGTCCGGCACGCCGCCAATTCAAACCGAACCAGAAGCACACAAGGGCGAAGAAGGCTCCAACGGCAAAATGACCGAAGAACAATTCTGGGCTGAATATCGCGACTTTGACAAGCGCGGCGATTACGAAGGCAAGAACACATTTTACGAAGAGAACAAACACGTTCTCGGACAATAATCACCCAACCCAATAACCAAAACACAGCATGGCTAATACTATCGCAGGCGTCAATCTCGCCGAAATTGCTCAGGAAAGCTTGAACGGTCTTCAGACCCTTTTTGCTCCATTGAGCGCACTTACAACCGACTTCTCCAACGATATTCGTAACGCTGGCGAGTCCGTAACTACTCGTTATCCTACCAAACCGACCGCCGCCAATATGTCGAGCGGATACAAGACAGCCGCCGCAGACGTTGCGATGACTGCCGCAACTATCACACTGGACACGCACTACGGCTTTACTTACGGCTTTACCGACGTGGAGCGCAGCAAGTCGAGCATCAACCTTAACAACCTTTTCATCCAGCCGGCATTGCAGGCACTTGGTGATAAGGTATTCGGCGATGTTTGGAACTTGATTACAGCGGCCAACTTCGCAACTAGCTCGACAATCACAGCGGCCAACTTCGACCGTGACGACCTTGTTGACCTTGGCGCGACCTTGACCGAAACGAAGAAGGCGAGCCAAATGGATCGCGCAATCTTTATGAATCCAACCTATTACGCTTCGCTTGTTAAGACTCTTAACAGCGCAGAGTTCCCGGGCATGGGTTCCGACAAGGCCGAAGCCAACGTGCCTCGCGTCGCTAAGTTCGACAGCTACGAAACCGACATTGCCGACGCAAACGGCGAAAACCTCGCAGCGTTCGCCTTCCAAAAGAACTCGCTTCTCATGGCAGGCCGCACAGTTGACGCGGAGATGGCTCGCGAAGCGGGCATCGAAGTTGAAACAGTCGTGATTCCCGGACTTGGCTTGCCGGTTCAGTTCCGCCGTTGGTATGACTCCGAGGGCGTGCTCTACTACAACTGCAACCTTCTTTACGGAGTTGCAAAGGGCGTTGACTACGGCGTTCGCGTAACAACCGCATAACCTTAACTGGAGCGGCGCATTTCGGTGCGCCGCTCTTTTAACCTTTTCATTTTTCCTATGTTCAAACCATCGCTCACAATTCACAAATCGCCGAAAGGCAAGCTTTCCGTTCTCTCGCTTTCCGAAGATGCTGACGATGCTGTAAAGGCATATGTCGAGTGCACCGAAGAAGGCGAAATCCAATTAGTCGTTCGCGGCCAATTACAGAAGCAGAAGAAGATCGACGCACCAGCCGAGAAGCCGAAGAAAAAGGCAAAGGCGGCTAAATAGTTTTCTCTTACCCCTAGCACACCACCCCAACCATCGCGGCTCGCTCAATATCGAGCGGGCCGCACTTATTTTCAGACATGAGTTTCTTTGATGACATTGACGCAGGCATAAACGAGGCCGTTTCAACGATGGGCGAATCGTTTACATTATCGAACCACGCCGGGACGTTTAACGGCGTCTTTCGCGGCGAGACTTCGCCGACCGAGTTTGACAAGATTCAAGGATACGAAACCGAGACGACCGACTCGCTGACTGTCAGCAAGTCGCTATTCACGCCGGGCGCGCCGCCAATGGTCAACGAGTTGCTTACAAAAGCAAGCGGCACGCTCTGGACAATTACACGCATCGAGTCGGGCGACGAGTCGGCGTGGGATATTGAGCTTTGCAAACGCGATGAGTAAAAAGACTTTCAGCGTGGACGATACGCTTTACCGGGCGCAAGCGAAAAAGCTGGTCAAGCAACTCAAACTCGACGAAACGAAGTTTGTGCGCGAGCAGGCTGGAATGTTGGCGCAGAATTTCGCAAGCATCACACCTCCATTTGTTTCATACTCGAAACCTAAGCTCAATTACGGAACAAAAAAAGACATTGCAAAGGGAAAAGAAGCGACACGCGCTGGATTCTATTCGGTCGTAAAGATGATGACCATCGATGGTCAGAACTGGAAAGATAAAAACATCAGATCAGCCATTGAACGTGGTGATATGAATTACGTCGAGCAGCGTTTAAAGCACTTCAAACGATCAAAGAAGCGAGACATGAAGGTTCGCCAATATAGCGACAACCGACGCAATAAACAACGAAACTCGCGAGGCAGAGCATACCGAGACGCAACGCCATTTGTAACTCTGAGCCGATCAGATGCAGAGTCGGGGCTTGCACGCGCAATGGATCGCGTAGGAATGGCAAAGGCTTCATTTGCAAGAGCCGCGCAACGGTTAGGGCGCAAAAAGCCAATCAAGGATATTTTCAAGCATTTTAGCAAGGTTCACGCAGTGGTGACTGTAACTCGCAATCCATCAGTTGCAACTTTTACGGTTTCTTCTCACGGACTAGATCAAGCGGTTCGACGAGAAAAAGAGGTAACATCTATTCGCCTTGAATCAATGGTAAAACGACTAAAGCAAATCATCAAAGCTGACGCGAAAAAGGCAGGATTCAAAACACGATAAAACTTTATGGACACAATCAACTACGACTTTGAAAGCGCACTTGAAACGGGCTTTAAAACACTATTCGACGCCGCAGGGCTGGCGCTG